TATTTTTGGACACTTTCGGTGTCCAGCCCGACCCAGAGATCATATGGGACGCAATTCCATATTCGTTCGTTGTGGACTGGTTCATCTCTATAGGTGAAGAGTTACACAAGTACGAAGTGGATTTGGTTCCCGTAACTATGACAGTCACGGACGCTATGCACCAGGTGCGGTTGCGTCTGTATAGGGATTGGTACTATCGTACTTCCATTGTAGATGATGATCTACACTGGCAGTTTACGGAGTCCATTTCCTTTTTCCTACGACGAAGGTATCTACCCGTCGCAACAGAAGATGTACTGTTGAAACGACTAGGATTGAAGCAATTATTGCTAGGTCTTAGCCTTGCTGCAGTGCGTCGGTCAAAATAACCAACTCATTAGCAAATGCTAAATAACACCATCGTTGTTCCTAAGGCCTTTTTATCCGATTCAACATCGGGTAATGTCCTTAGTCTCTCACTCGTGGATGTCGACAATGGAAGTTCTGTACGCAAGTACAATATTTCCTCAACGGAAACTATTATCCTCAAGATCCAAAATCTTGAGACTAAGGAGAATCCGCCAGTCGGTTCACGTCGCACGCAGGTCCGGCTCGAGCACCAAAAGGTGATCGAAGACGGGTCTACGCGCGTTGTTGCTTGCAGCGTCGTTATTACTACTCCAAAGAGTAGCGACTTCACTGCAACGGAGCAGCTCAGCCCGGTGGGCTCCATGATCTACCTCCTCACTGGAGGTGATTACACCCTTGCCGAGAACGATTTCGTTCTCGACTCTGGTGCATGGGACTCACTTACGGCAGGCGGCTCTAAGTTTGTTTCTCGCCTTTTGACCGGCGAGGTTTAACTTACAACCTCTCCACAATGGGTGGCGCCCTTCGGGGCGCCACACCAGATCTGGAGCGGTGAGAGGAAGGAACATTGCAGGTGTTACTCTGATAGTACAACCATGACGCTATATAGCGCGCTAGTTAGCACAATCCAGAGTGACATAGCAAGTCACTTCGGCCTGACACAGTCTGAACTTCAAACGTGGCAATCTGCTACGCTGAAGGGCATCACTGAACAAGGAATCCGTTATTTAACGGTTTACCTTCCCAC